TGCCATAGTATCACTAAGTTCAAATGTTCCATTAAATGAACTACTGAATGCTGAAGGTTGTTTAACATAAGTTATATAAAATGCACCAGGAGCACCAGCACCATGATTCATATTTTCTACATTGTCATATAATACAATTATCTGGTTGTTTTCTATATATGCCACTGCATTCTTAATCCACGGTCTATTCGATACTGTCTATTTGAACTTTTGTGCATTCTCATGACTTAATAAAGTAACAGGTGCTTTATTTCCAAATATTTCTACTGTACCAGATATGTAATACATAAAACCACTAGGAAGTGAATACCATCTAGAATTTATGGCACTTGAATGTTCTCCTGCTGAAGACACTCCAGTTGTAGTAACTAATGGTTGAATATCTGATATAGCTTTACTATCACTCTCAAAAGCAGCTTGTCTTGGATTATTCCCAGTTACTTTCTAAGCTATCAAAGCAAGATAAGCTTTATTAAGAATTGTAGCAATTTCAATTGGTGTAAGCGACGGATATGACGAAGTAACGTTAGCTTTGTCATATTCTATCATGAATTTAGTATATATTTCGTTGTGCGTCATATCTCGTTGTTTATAAAGAATTATTTATTCTCTACTTCGTTTATGATTGAAAGCTTCAGATCCTGATTCTTCTTACTATCAAGATAAGCAATAGCATCCTCGAGAGAGTCTGCAAACATATCTGTACCATAGAAATAGTGAGTCTTATCTTTACGAATAACGCCTTTAGCAATGGCATTCTCAAGCAAGAACTCCGTCTCCTTAGACTTGTTGTTAACCCACTTATCAAAGAACTTCTTAGGCTGCTTATCTACAAGACTAAACAGTGTAGATTCTACAAGCTCATTTGACATACGATCTGCACTCATACCAAACAGACGTAAACATTTACGCATCTGCTCAAGGCTAAGAGAATCGAATTCCTTAATAGCATCGCGACGAAGCTTATTCTGCTTGTTCTGTTCTACAGCCTCTGCTTCACGATTAATCAACAGATAATCTTTACCTGCATCGAGGTGATCGAGTGATGTAGCAACACGTTTGTGACCAGTAAGGAACTTAATAATCATAGCCTGACGAGGAATTGAATCGTCAAGAATAAGCGTCCTAGAACCAACCTTTACACAGAAAGTTGTCCAAAAGTCTGATGACTTAGACAAATGTCCTTCTGGATAACCTAAAGCTTTTTCAAAATATTTCTCATCTTCTGGGGTGAGACCCGTATAAATCGACCCGGAACGAGTAAAATAAGGAGCAATATAATCAAAACAACTCTTATACTTAATCAACCCTGCCCAGGGATTCTTCTTCTTAATTTTAAGTTCAACTACCATAATTAGTATAATTAGTATGTTGTGATGCTGAACGCCGGGGCCGAAGCCCCAGCTCAGACATCATTTATCTTTAAATGAGATTACGCACCTACAGCAACACCGCCGTTGTTAGAAATCTCAGTATCCTCAGCATCGCAGTACAGGATACCGCAAGACAGCGGGTTACGCAGCATGATACCCTCCTCACCGAGGAAGTGAACCTGGTAACCATCACGGCTGTTAGAACGCAGAGTGTTGATACTGTTACCGTAACCGCTAGGAATTACAGAACCACCAGTAGTCCACTGTACGAACTCACGACCCTTACGACAAACCTTAACTACATTAGCCTGACCGTCACGTGAACCAAGGTCAACGAACAGGAAGGTGTAAGACATCAGTGGCTTACCTGTCAGAGGATGCAACTGACGGAACATCTCCATGTTGTCGAACATAGGACAACGCTTCAAAGTCAGCTCGATACCGTTGGTCATCTTATAAGTAGTGAACTGACCACCGAGAGTCAGCTCCTGACCAGAACCAGTTACGAACTTAGTATCAATCAGGTTGAAGGTAGCAACCTTCTCCTTCAGGATACGGTCAAACTCGCGAATACCCATCTCACCGGTCAGAGCGATGAACTTACGCTCGTTAGTACCGAGGATGTTGTAGCAGAGGTCAAACAGATAGTCCTCAAGCAGCTCTGCAGTCAGAGTAGTGTAGTAACGAACGTTAGCTGGGCTAATCTGCTCGAACAGACCACTCATCGTAGGAGCGGGACGACCATTTGTACCCTTAGTAAGATATGTACCATCGCTCAGACGGTTGCTCTTAGAGAACAGCAGAGCCTTCTCCTCACGCTTCTTCCACTCACGGAGAGCAATCCAGTACTGATAATCAGACCACAAGTAAGATGTCTTACCACTCTCAGGATCCTTCAGAGCGATAGCCAGAACGGTGCTGTAAGCATCACCTGTGATATCGTAGCTCAGACGGAGAGTCTGGAGGTGGTTACGCATCTTAAACGGAGTCTGATAGTTGATGATATCAGCCTCATCGCTGTACTCCTCGTATGCAGAACCAATACGGCTTACCTGACGACCAGGAAGCAGGAACTCACCAGGAATATAAGCAGCCTGTGAACCATCGATAACATAGCACTCATATACCCAAGCGCTACCATCCTGATAAGGCAGACCGCTTACGCGAACCTGGAACTTATAGTCATCAAAGCTCAGGATTGCGCCAGGACCATACCAACGCTCCTCAAGAGCGAGGTAGATAGGAGTGCCATTCAGACCTGGAGTCTCAGTAGCATAATTTGATGTGTTGATCTCTTTACCGTTCCACTTAGCCCAACGAATGTTAACAGCGTGCTCGCTATCAATCATTACAGACCACTCGAATTCACGGTTCTCGATAATCATTGTCTTGCCAAGACCACCGGTGATCATGTCGATAGCAGTTGATACGCCATCGTCCTTTGTACCAAATACCAGTGAAAGCAGACCAGATACCTCATGGGGCTTGGTCAGCAGCGCATTAGAAATCATATTCTCATCTACCAGGTCGCTGAAACGACGTCCGCGATACAGCTGGAGATTATTAAGCAAACTATTATTCATATATATTTATAATTGTGTGCGTCAGAACATACCACTTACAATGTCTGTTACTGACTTTGTTTTATCATCGGCATTATAAGTGCTATGATTCTTTGCACTATGCCTTAACATTTTCCTAAGTTTTTCAGCAGCGGACGTCTCTCCGGTATTCTTAGCGCTAGAAATCAAAGCGTCTGCTTTCATAGTGAAGTATGCCGATTCGATCAGATTCTTTGAAAGATTCTTGTTGAAATCTTTTGTATATTGTGATTGTCCATTCTGATCTACTTTGAAAATATAATCAAACAAAGCCTTACGATCTTCTTTAGGAATAGCAATACCGCGAATGTTAGTCAACGAATTGATATCATTTGTAACAGTATTAAAGAACTGTCTTGATTGCTCTTCTTGCTGTCTTGCCATCTCCTCTTGATATCGTGTAGCTTCTTCTACTTCAGCCTGTCTAAGCTGCTTTAATCTATCTAGTGCATCTTCTGATTCCTCATACAGCATGTCGCTATCTTCATAACGAGATATCTTCTTATTAATCTGCTCGTCAGTATAGCCACTACGCTTCATGAGTTCACGTACTACTGCCTTTTGATTGTTCTCGTCTTCGAGATCGATGTTATCAAGAGTCAATGCCTCTTGCTGTCTAGCATAGAAGTCCTCAAACCTACCTCCGTTCTTTACATACTCGTCGAGCGCCTGTATACGCTCATCCGCATACTCAGGCACGGAGTTTTCAGTTACTACAGCTTTCATATATTCAGTAAGCTGATCTACTGTAAGAGGTCTATCTTTCTCATCAATCTCATCCATATTCCAACCAAGTGAATTACCAAGAGCATCGAAGAACAGACCAACCTGCTGAGCTTCGATTACATCAGCTTCTGTTGGGTCTTCTTTCCCCTAATTATCTACAGGAGGCTCTGGTGTTGTTACTGGCGGAACCTGGTTTGCAGGAGGCTCCGGAGAATTATCCTCATGTGCATTTGGATCATCAATCTGATCCTGTTTATCGCCGTCCTCAGGATTGTTATTCACTGGCGGCACGTCATCATCTTTATCATCTTCAACAAGTGGTACATTAGGCTCCATCAAGGTATCCATATCTGTAGTTCCTTCGCCTTGTTCAGCGTTAGAGTAGATATTACCGAGGATATCCTCAAATCCACTTGGAATTGTATTCTTTTTCTTTGCCATATAATTATATGTAAGTATTAGTGTTTCCAGCTACGGGCGTTTCTAGAAAAGCGCGCTTTCTTAACCATAGCTGTTGAATATTTTTCGGGGTTCTTTAGAACTCTAGATTCGAATTCTCTAACACTAGCCCCGTGTTTCTTTGCTGCGGCTGTAAATGTACCGCGTTTTGAAGGTTTAATATGTATCTTTCCATCTGCATATCCTGGAAGTTTGCCATCTGCAAATGTAGGTTGCCATTGTGAATCTTCTATCATCTATATGAGATCCGGCATATTTACAGTTGGCATAAGATGTATCATAGGTTTACCAGATACATATGGACTAATCTAAGTGTCGTAAGCAGGAACTGTTTGTTGCGCAGGTATAATAGGCCTTATGGCAGTAGATACAGGTTGTGCTACTATAGGATGCATAGGAACCTCGTGTGTACCTGTTAAGAATGGATCTGCTTTTAGTAATGCTTGTTCTGCAAGACGTCTAGTTCTTAGACCAGGATTCTTTGGATCATTTATGCCAGCATCAACTTGCCGTATAGCTTCTGCGTAATTACCAGCACGCCAAGCTTTCATAAACTTAGTGTTACTTTTAAATCCGGCCGGATAATTAAAATGATACGATGTCAAAGCTTTTCTGCTATCGTCTGTAAGCGAATCCCATTTATCGGCTCCTAATATATTTCTGAGAGTACTTTGTCTGCTTTTTATTTGACGCTTCAATTCTGCATCTGCGGTAGATCTACTAATAGTGCCTTTACTTACAAATTTAGGATCTGTAAAACCGTATCCTATAGTCGCGATTCCATTGCCATCTAAATATACTTTATCACTATATCCTTCATGTTGTCTTAAGAAATCTGCAACATCTTCATTGGGATCTTTACCACCTGCATATCTAGGTAGCCCATTCTCATAAGGCATCTTACCTTCTCTATAGGCTTTAAATCTAGCTCTAAATTCAGTTGGATCTCTATGCATAGCCATCTATTCTATTGCTAAGTAGATTAGCAACGACGTTGGTCATGAAATCATTACCTTCGTCGTGCTAAACTAATCTTAGTATAAGTTTTAATAATTGATTGTTCTCTCTAGTAAGCTCTAGAAGTTCTTGTTCTTCAGCGTGTGTCATGGTGTATATTATAATGTGTTTTATAAAATTCACTCTGCACAAATTCCTCTTCTGAAATATAAGAAATGAAGCAATTTATCTTTTTAATATATCCATTTGTATACCGCATTGCATACTGTATTGCTCCTTTATCTATTCCAAAGGTTCTTGCAGCCTCTCTTAACGATGGAAAGTATAAAATACCATTAGAGGTTTCAACTTTCAAAAAGTTACCTTTTGGTCTATTTGCGTAATCTGAATATCTACGTTTATTCGCTTCACTTGAATGTTTAGACCACTCTTTTTGTTTTTCTTCGGACACTTCATTATACCTTGGAAACGTTGATTCTCCATTTGCGTATTTACGCCGCATTGTTTCTGACTATTTTGGTTTCGAAATACCTATTTGAGCCTATCTACATTTTTCTATTATTTCTGGAGTTCTTTTCTTTCCAAGATGCGCTTTTGATAGCTTTTCTTTCGTTTCGTCGGATAAATGAAATCCTGGGTTTGTATGATCTGCTACGGCATCTATATTATATCCAAATCTTCTATCTGCAGAATTATAAAAATCAATATAATACTACTCGAGTTCTAACAAATATTCAGGTTCGCAATATTCGAGTGGTTCGAATATAAGAATGTCCTTATATTTATTCCATGCATTCTAAAGATGTTTATTGTGGTGACGATTTCCTCTAAGAGAACTTTTATGTTGTTTAAATCGTTTTTCTATGTTTATAGAACTCCCAATATAACGTTTGTTATTGTATGGATTAAATATCTAATAAACACCTGATTTCATCATACGCCTGCACTAGTTTTATTACGTAACGCATATTGACCTTTTACTTTTTCGCGCTCAAGAG